CAGCTCTGAGCCCCATTGGAGTCAAGGCTGTGGTGGCAGGGTCAATGGCGGGCAGCCCAAAGCACTCAGGCGGGGAAAAGAGCAAGCAGTCCTCATCGTCCTTGTCCTCACTCCACTTCTTGATAGAGTTGAAGTACACTGGCCACATGTGATGGGCGTCCACAGCCAGGACCATGTTCGCTGCAGCAACCACAGCCCCAGTGGAATGCGACCCCCCCATCTTGCAGACGTCGGCAGCCCTGGCCGAGGCCATGAGCAAGTCCTCCTGCAGGTTAGCAGTCGTGGATACTGCCACCAATGCACTCCCATACCTCCACACGGGGTGGATGGCCTCGGCCCCCAGGTGGTAGAAGGAGTTGATCTCGGGTCGCATCCACACAAGATTGAACTTGGACCCATTGTCCAGCAGGCCCGTCAACGCCAGCAGGAACATGCGGGCCGGCCTGAGATGGAGGCCCAGGAAGGTCTCGTCTGTGGAGGAAAAGGTAACCACCATCAAGGAATCGTCGCCCGTCACGACAGACGAACATTCCCAGCCATAGAGTCTCTTGAAAGTTCTTGCTATGTACCTCACCACTCCCGCATGGTTGATGGAACATGTCATCGTGAGGATACCCTGACCTGGCATGCCCTGTGGGACCGAAAAGGAGACGGACCCCTTCGGCCCATGCTCGTTCCCATGATGGAACTGCTGATGGATTCCTCTTAGAACCTTGGAGGTTCTCCCTCTCTCCACGCAGGGAGGGGCTTCTGGTCCAAGCTGAGCCACGTAAGAGGCCTCACCATTGACCATGGTCATGAGGGGGCGCAGGGCCTGGTTCACCAAGTTGTGGGGGGGTCTGACCTGCTTCTGCCCAGAACCGGCTATTGTCGTCTCAAACAGGGCATAAGTGGCCATGTCTGGAACAAGAGCGGCCGAGCTCACTGCCAGCATTTCTCCCATCATGTTCGGGCCATATGCTGACATGTCTCCACTCAGGAAGGCCGTTTCCTTCCCATCTTCCTTTCCCTTCTTCTCCATGGATTTCATGATCATTCTAGAGAAGGCCAGGTCTTTGTTCTTGCCTGTGACCAGATCCTCAGGAATTGACTCACTCAGGGTTGTGGCACAGTCCTCACATGATATAGCAAGTAAGGCGAAAAGGATCTGCAGGGTTGAGATCTCCCTGTCCTTCCCCTCGGCATCCTTCTCTGAGATCTGGACCAGATAGGATGCCTGGAGTTTGCCCCACACAATGGATTGCACCAAGTCCCATTGGTCAAGCATGGTCTCCCTTTCTTCTTTGGTCATCTCTGCAAGGGCCTTCATTGGGTCCGGTCTGTCCTTGCCCAGGAGCCTCCATGAGAGAGCATGGGCAGCAGCCGTGGCCTTTCGGACTGAGAGGACTGGGTCCACCCCACTGAAGCTTGATGCTATGATTGAACCCTTAGTTGTGAACAGACGCGAGAGTGACTTACCCGCCAGCGTTGACACTGAGGCATAGGTCCCAATGTCCCTCCTGGTTTCAAGCCCTATCATGAAGCAAAACCAGAGGCTCTTGGTGTACTTGGCCCCTCCTCCCAAGGCATGCACAGCCCGGACTGAAAGCTCAGGTCCAAACATGCCAGCCCTCAGGGCCCCTGCCAAATCCCCAAGGTTGGCCAGCTTCCCCCTCCTGCGCATTCTCCTGAAGAGGAGTAGGTCCTCTTGTGAGATCCCATCCGTCGCTTCTGGTCTGGCTTCGCGGGCCTCCCTGTACCCGTCCACCTGATCCCACATGCCCTGAACACAAGTTGCCTCCGAAGCGGCCCTGTGGGCCTTGTCCGGGTTGAACTGGGAGGGGGTGGCATAGGTTGACACATTTAGGTGTGGGTCGCGTGAAGCCAAGACCAGGTCCGGGGCCACAGTGAACACCTCCTTTGAGTCCGCACGGATGGCCGTGACCCCATATGTGCACC